GCGCAATTCAAAAAGGCGCAGCGTGGGCTAAATGGTTAATGTGAAGGTGATTCTTTGGTAAAAATAGAAGTAGTTTTTGGAGATACTCCTACTACTATTACATGGACTGAGCCTATCGCTAAAAAAAAGATGGCTGAATTTATATTCTTTGATTATTTAAACCCTAATAAATATACTAGAAAAGAACAGGAACTTATTAGTAGATTTAATAGAATTTATAATCCTAAAAAAGTAGCAAAAAACAGTAAGGGAATAGAGGGATTTACTAAAACTGAATATAAAAAAATATTTAATTCAGCCCTCTCTTACATACAAAATAATAAATTAGAAAAAATAATAGAAGAATTTAATTTAGAATTAGATGAAAAAACGACTTCTTTCATCGAAGAAGATAAAGGAAAAGAAGTTATTGATGAAAAACTAAGTGATTTGAATACTAATGTTCTCTCAAGAATATATGAACAAGAAGAAGTTTCTAAGAAAGCAGAGAGAGGACTAGAGTTAGGATTAACAGAAAATGAAGCGAAGGATTATTTTTTAGATAAAATACAGGTTCAAGTTGGCGGAGAAGAATACGAAGTAGAAACTGCCGGAAAAAAAGAGAAAAAAATGTCTAAAAAACCTATTAATACCAAAGAATATATTATTGATGGGCGAAGATTGTTTAGTGATGATGATAATGTCAAACTTAAAAAATTAAAAGAACTAGGATTTAGGCAAATTGGAATTGCTAAAAAACAAGATAAAGCGGGCAAATCTCTTCTTGCTGGGAACGAAGGTAGAATAAGTTTGGGAGAATCACAAGATATGTATTCTCCTATTATAGAAAGAGATAAAGATGGGAAGCCAATAATACAATCGGGCAAATATAAGATAGGAGAAGATAGGTCATATAAATTTCAAAAAGTTCCTTTTGGTAATGAAAAAACAGGTGAAGAACTTAAGACTGTTAGTGATGCACTTATGATTAAGTTCGGTGCTGAATGGGAAAAGAAAAATAAAGACGGATTAGTAAAAGAATATGAAGCCCTTACTAAGCCTATCAAAAAACTAAAACCAATTATTGATAAATATAGAACTTTTTTGATGCGTGAGATTCAAGAAAAATATGAAGGCGAAGATTTAGAAATGGGAGAACTTAAAGAAGAGTATAAAAAATACTCCAAAGGAAGCGAAACTTTAGGAGAAGATTATACTATTAACATTGGTGGTGAAACTAAATCAATAACAGAAGCAATAGTGGACTCATTCATGCTTATAGATAATAAGGCACTTGATAGAGATGCTTTGATGGCGCAATATGAAAGACATAGCGATATTCTTAAACTAATAGAAATGATAGGAAATAAAAAACCTTATTCTTTCATTTCTAGTTTAATAAAACCTACTGATTATAGAGTAGATGTAAGGCAGGGAGACACTTCTTTTGTCACAGATAGAATGAAAGAAATACAAAAAGCAAAAACAGAATATGCTAAAGATGAATTAGACGATTTTGAGGATAAAAATCCATTGTCTGAAGAAATAGACTTAGAAAGAACAAGACTAGCAGATAAAAAAATTGAAAAACATGCAAGAGATATGTTTGAAGATAAAAGCAAAGTAATAGATTATTTTATTAATCAACTTACAGATTTAAAACACATCTATTATATTAAAGTCACAATCGAGAAAATTCCACCTAAAAAAGAAGAAGGCAGCCCAACCTATGCTATACGCTCCAATAAGAAACATGGTAAATCCGAAATGCTTAAGCAAAGGATATTAATTAACAGAAAATATAGTAGTGCCACTACTACTGTTGTAGATAAAACTAAGACTAATTATAAAACTATAGCGGCTGCTAATAATATAATAAACGAACTTAAAAGAAATATAACTTTATTAAAGAACATAGGAAGTGCATGACATGGCAATAGCATCATCCCCAAGCGACTATACATCTATTGATGTTGATTATTCAACAGGTAAAGGATATTATACAGATAAAGATGCAGTATCGGATATGTTACAAGTCCCTGCATTTTCATCTTCTACTTATCCTAGTCAAGCCCAAGTCGGTAAAATTATAAAAAACATAGAAGGTATAGTTGATGATAAAGTAAAGAGGTCATACAGACCTATTATTCATAAAGACGAGTTCCATGATTTTGAATTTGTTAGACACCCAATGCAAGCATACTATGGCGGCTATGTTGGATTTATACAATTAGCCACAATGAAATTAAAGAAAGTAATATCCTTGAAAGTTTGGCAAGGAAATAGTTATCAAGAGTTGGCTTCGGCTCAAGCAAGCGTCACACTAAACCCCGATAGTTTTCAACATCTTAGAAAAATAACTCTACAACTTCCTAATAGTGGCGATACCTTTGAGTTGTTTTTTCAAGGGGAAGGAACTATGTCGGCTCATAATACATTCGACAGTAGATTTGGAGCAAAGACAACTGCAAGGGATATTTGCCACTTAATTAATGAAGAGTTTCCTGCGAATACTGCTCAATTTACAGGGGCTAATAGAGAAAAAGAAAGAACTTCTTCACCTAATAATTTAAGCATAAGTGATTTCTTTTATGCTTCTATTGACCCCGATAATGGATATAAGATTAATATTTCAAGTTTGTTAGCAGGAGAAGATGGTTCGGGATGCACAATAACACTTACAGATAAAGCAGGTCAAGATTCACAATCAACTTCGGAAGCATTTACAGATATGCAAGACATGAAAAGATTGGGTAGTTTTTGGAGTATTAAAGATGATGGAAGAATATTTTTCCTAAGAGATTATCCATATCATACTCAAAACTCAATCATAATAACTTATGTTGCGGGTTCTTCAAGAGTTCCTTCGGCTATACATAAAGCAACTACAATGTTAGTCGCCGCCGAATTACTAAGACACGACGACCAAACTATTATGATTGCTGAAACAGGCGGTAATATTTCAACTAAAGAAAAGTATGACATTTTAACAAAAGAGGCTATGGACATACTGAAAGGAAAGGGTGATTTAGTTTATTTAATTGAGTGATTTCTATGCAAGAGATTAGCCTTTTTAAAAAATTTTTAGAAATAGAAATGGAAAGACAAAAGGCTATGCAGGAATTATCGGAAGTATTAGGAATTGATGTATCGTTTAGCAATAAAGAAATGATAAAGAACGCACAAGAAAATTTTAGCAGGGCAATATCTCAAAAAATAAGTGATGATTTTAAAAAAGCATTGAGGCGATAATGTGGATGAAGTAAGTTTACTCATAGATTTAGTCTCTACTAATTGGAGTTCTTCTGTTACAACATTAATTAGTGAAGGAAAAATAACTGCCGACCATGCAGGAACTCCTAACTTTGTTGATGTTAGAACATTAGATAAGAACAGAGGAGTTAGATATGATTTAACGGCGAAAGATGTTATAGTATTCTTTGAAGACTCTCAAAATATAGAATACCCAACAGTTCATTTTGATGTAAGAAATGAAACCTATTCATTTACAATGCACATGAGAACCATACATGATGAAAGAGCCGGAACAGATGCTAGTTTTGGAAAAGATAGGCTAAAGGCTTTATACTTGATAGCCCGTCATACGCTTGAGCGAGGTCGTAAGGGATATACTGCAAGTGATGGTTCTAAGTTTAATCAAGTGTTTGTAGGTTCAAGAAGCGAGAGCAACGATAGAGCAAAGAGGTTATTCGGATATAAATTAACAGTAGAAGCAAAACGATTCGCATTAAGTATTCCCTAGTAAGTAAGTAAAGGAGAGGGGAGATAAGCATGACAACAGAAGACATATTTTTAGGAAGCCAAGCAAGTTTAACATTAGTGCCGGAAGTAGATTTATACATACCGATTAATCATAGCAATAGCAACTATACATCATTGGAAGCGCACAACGATTGGGAAGCACATTTCTTAATGGTAAATAATCTCTATGTTGGTTGTATTGTTGAGTTTTATGACGCTGATGCTACAAACGGCACTACTGTTCCCCAATCAACACATACTATCACAAGTAATACTGCTAATACTATTGTTATTACCCCTGCTATTTCTAGCGACATTACTTTAGCCAATGGAGATTTTATTCACATTAGAGGATATGGTGCGCCTTGTGTTGGCTTATATTCGGGTTCAACTAAAAGACTAAACGCTGATAACTGGCTAGGTCTATTAGAGACAGGAACTTTCCCTAATGTTGAAGTAGAAATGAAACAACTCAACCTATCTTTGGGTGGCTCAAGAAACTTTACTCATCAATACAAAGGTATCGAAACTGCTAGTGGAGGTAATTTAGCATTGGTGGCTAATCACGGAGCATTCTTATATTATGCTCTAGGAAAATGCACAGAAATTACCGCTACTTTTGAAGCAAATAGCCCTGCTAACAAATTAACCGGACACGGTGCAAATACATCACAAGACGATAGAAGAAATGTTTACCTTGATACATCGGGAGGTAATGCACAGGCCGACCATTTAGTGACTTCTTCTGAGTTTTTAGAACAAGGGCCAATTTTCTATAAAACTGCAAGGGGAACAAATACCTTAGTTCCTCCTTTACTTCATGGTTTTGATTTGAATAGTAATTTGGAATTATTAGATAGAACAACTTCAAGTGCAACCAATCTAGCAAATCCTATTACATATAAGTTTGAAGAGGCAAATGGAGAAAAACTACCTTCCTTTGCCTTAGAACAAACTATGGCTAAGTCTAGCACATTAACTACTAATACTGCTAGTGCTTCGGAAGACACAACCTTTGTTAGAATTGCTAGAGGTAATAGAGTAAATACTCTTACAATGACCGCTAATGAAAATGAAGAAGTTAAAATGACTCTTGATTTAAATACAAGGGCCGTTCAAAGTTTAGACCAAGATGAAAATTATGAAGCAAGAGGCGGTATAACAGATAATAGACAATTATTTAATTTTGAACAGGCTAATAATACTAGCACAACAGACTTTGATGCTGAATTTTTAGAACCGTTTTTCTTTTCAAGTGGATTATTTAGCATCTTTGGACAACAATTTTTGAAGGTCACAAACTTAACATTGACTATTAACAACAATCTACAAGATAAAAGATTCATCGGTGTTGGTAATAAATCAATCAAAGAAGCAATACCGGCACAAAGAACATATGAAGTTTCTTTTACTGCTATGGTAACAGATGATAAGTTATTTGAAGAATTGTTAAATCAAACAGAAGTTGGAGATACCTCGACAACTCTCCTTACTTTACAATTCGATAAAGCAAACGGGGAACAAATACTAATGAAGTTCCAAGACTATTACTTGAGTGCGTCTAACTTTACCATACCCGATGATAAAGGGCCAATTACAGTAGAAGGAACAGTTATGCCAAGAACATTAAATTCATGCACAGTCAAAACTCATTGGGTCTTACAGGGGTGATTAAATGGTTTCTAAAGAAGAAAAAGGAAAATTAGTCGCTGAAAGAGAGAAAAAGACAAAAGCCCAACAAAAGGCTGATGCTAGAAAGAAGGCTAAGGAGGAGAAAAAGAAAACTCCAATAGCCAAGTAATTATAAATTCCACCAACACCGTTTGTTTGTTTGTTGGTTTTGAAGGTGGATAATATGACTGAAAAGAAAGTAATAAAAGATAAGAATGTGCTATTTGCACTACAAGAGCCTACGCTACACTATGTTAAAGTAGCACCCGACCAAGAAGAATATCTACAAGTGTGGGTTAAAGAACCTACATGGCTAGAGGCTGAAAAAGCCATGAATAGTGTTATGAAAATAGATGCTAGAACGCAAAATGTAGATATTGATATAAATGCCATGTATCGTTATATGGTAGAGAATTTTATATCTAAAACTGAACCCTCACTCTCAACACTTGATATGCTAAGGTTAAGTCCTTATATTGGTAATCAATTAAAAGAAATCCTACCTAATCCTATGAATGTTTTACAGGAGGATGAAGAAAAAAACGAATGATTGAGAATGCTATTAGGGGAAGAAAGAGTAATCCCGAAACAGTATTCTTAATTATGACTTATACATTGGCTTCGGCTCTATCTATAAGTCCATTAGAAATTTATAAAATGCCATCAAGTTTAGTGATGGATTTATTATTAGTCCATTTTAATATGGAAAAGATTAAACACGAAGAGTTAGACAAAGCAAAAAAGAACGCAGGTAGATAACATGGCCGACGATGAGGTTCAAAAACTCGCAGGTAATCTTACTGATTTAAATAAGGTTACTTTAGATGCGGGAACTGAATTTCAAGGATTGGTTAAAAAGTTAATAAAAATGTCCGATGCCACTAGTAGGGCAGGTAAAAAATGGACTATCTTTTCAAGAATAGTATCGGGTAGTCCTATATGGAAAATACAAAATAAAGTTAGGGCTTTTATAGATGTTTTAGCGCAAGTAGAACAAAGCGCACAGGCTAATGCTAAGGCTGCGAAAGAACAGGAGCAAAGAGTTATAGATAGTGTTCAAGCATATCAAGCCCTAGAAAAACCCCTCGCTAATGCAATTTTACTACAACAACAACTTGCTACCGGAACTCAACTTCACAATGCTTTAAGACGAAAAGGAAATAAAGAACTAAAAGAAGCAATAAAAGGAACATACGCTTATAATTTAGCAATCTTGGAAGGAGATAAAGCAAATGTCGCCTATGAGAAAGGATTAGATGAATTGCTTAAAAAGGGAAAACAACAACAAGCGCAATTTAAGGTAGCACAAAAACAAGCGCAATTCAACAAAAGTATGAGAACTGCCGGAGGTAGGGCAGAAATAGAGAGTAAATTAGATGAAAGAGCAGAAGCCATGAAAGATTCTAGCCCTCTATTAACGCTACTTAGCAAAGATGGTAGGAAAGAAATCAAAGATGGTTTAATTGCATCTTACAAAGCAATAGAGTTTAGAAAAGCATTTAGTGGTGCTTTAGAAAAAACAAAGCAAGGCATTGACAAAATGGCTGCGACTAGCGGTAATGTTTTATCCGCTTTAAAAGATGGTGATATTAAAGGACTATATTTAACGATACAAGACTCTATAACTAAAAACGAGAAATTATCTAAATTAAGAATAAAATATAGAAATTTTATGATGGGAGTTGCTAGTTCGGCTAGGCCGGTATTAAATTATGCCTTTAAAGTTATGATAATGTTAATGTTAGGAATTGTAGCATTTATGGTTTTGGCTAAATTTATCTATGACTCATTAGGGATATTAGAAGACATGGGAGTAATAAATGATATAATGGAAATAGGCTCATTAGTATTAGATAATATTATGTCAATATTTGGTATGATAGGTGCTTTATTATCGGGAGACATTTATACATTTTTAGATTATGCTTTGGGGATTGTTGATAATTTATTAATGATAGCGTGGGGGCTAGTCAAAGTTCTATTGAAAGGACTACTAGCATTAGCAATAGGGGTATTTTACACAACAATAGATATTATAGTTAGGTTTGTTAGTGGTCTTTTTGGTGGAGAAAACGCTGAATTTACTAGTGCCGTGTTTAAAATAGCAAAGAAGGCACTATTTATCTTCTTGGCAGCCTATGTAATAAAACAAATAGCAATTCAAATGCTAACAGTCGCAGCCATTTATGCTATGCCTTTAATGATAGCAGTTGCAGTTGGGGCTTTTATTATGGCAGCCGTTAAATGGATGGCAGATAAAATCAATCCATTCGCTTCCGGCGGAGTCACTAAAGAAGGACTATCTTTGGTTGGAGAAAAAGGGCCGGAATTAGTCACTTTACCAAAAGGCTCTAGAGTTCATAGTAATAGTGATAGTAAGAAAATGGTTGCTTCTAGCGGTTCAGTTGTTAATAACTTCAACATAACTGTAAATGCTAAAGACTTATCCGATGCTGAATTGAGAAGAGTGGCCAAGCAATTAGGTAATGATATTTTCAAGAATATAAATAGAACTTCCACAGGAAGAGGATTTGTTTAAGGTGATTTAAAATGACTACATATGTATATCTAAAACTGCAAAGTAATACTGATAATAGCGATACGATAAATGTTATTCCACTAAAGGCTAATTCAGTTTCTATATCAGTAAGTAAAACTATACCTTCTTTTCCTGTTCCTCTATCCGGTGTCGCTACGGGGGAATCTATAACCGCAGCCTTAGATTTAGGAATGGCTCAAAAAACAATATCGGTTCAAGGTGTCATATTAGATGAAATGATTTCAAAGACAATTGATAATGAAACAGTTAGCAGAAAATTTACTGCACATGAAATTGCTCAAATGATTGCATCGGGCGTTGATTCAACAGGGTTTGCTAAGAACCAAGCAATAAATGAATTAATTGTCAAAATACCTTCTTTGGTTGCTAGTGATTATAATTACATTGGAACTTGTAGTAATTCAGCGTATTTCAATAAGACGGATTGTGAAGCCAATGGTGGAACTTGGACTGTTACGGTAGATGATAATAGCACTAGAGAAAATGGAAGAAATATCCCTTTTACATTTGCTTCAAGAGGAGACAATGATGAATTAGATAATTTAGGAGTTCCTGCAAAAATATCTTCATTCCCCGACAAAGATACAGACACAGGATTAACAGGATTCATTAGAAGTTTTAGTTGCGATATAAGCGGAGAAACCTATGAATTATCTTTTAGTTTAGAATTTGAAACTGCGGTTATTGTTCCATAGGTGATAGCATGTATGATATTTTGGTGGGTAAACAAAGGGGACTAGTATTCCCCGTCATGTGTAATGCTCATATTAAAATAGATTATAGCGATAATGTTCCATCTTCCGCCGATGGTATCAATTATGGTATATGGGCGCATAGGGGTTCATTTACATTTGAGAGTATTGTGACTCCTTATGACATAAATGGAATGAGTCTTGCTGATGGTGCGACTCAAACTCTTTCTTGCACTACTAATGCCTCCGCAACAAATAAAAAATACATAGATGGTTTTACTAGCACTAGCACTTTAGTAGCAGGTATGACAGTAAGCGGTGATGGAATACCAACAGGAAGTAAAATAGTAGAAATAAATACTAATGGTACTAGTATTGATATAGATAATGATGCCACTACTGATACTACGGCTGACAGGACTTTTGTTTTTGAAAAACCTACTGCTATTGCATCACAAAAAGTAATGCCTAGTGTTATACAAAGTGATGCTGATAGTGCTAACTTTCAAAGCGAAGACTACTTAACTCAAAGTGCTAGGCTAACTCACGAAATGAGAATATTTTCAAGCACTAACTTTTACTTATCTTTAGTCAACGCCACTTCAACAAATACTAACCAACCTGCCGAATATAAAATAAAAGCGGGAGTAAAAATAGGAGGAACTGATTATACCGCTATAACAGACAATGCAGTAATTGTTTCCAAAGCCGAAATGAATCATTTTACAAATATAGGGCTTCATAGCCAAGTCTCTAACGATAAGGGCATTAATAGAATCGGAGCAGAAACGCTAGATGGTATTAATAAAAAAGGACTACAAGAATATATCGTAGCGACTAGTTTAGACACAAGTTCTCCTAGTTTACCAACCAATCAAATACCCGTAGCCTCAACTGCTAAATTACAAGTAGGGCAAGAAATATTCATTAGAAAGGGATTCAATTTCACTTCTTTAGGAATAATACAAACTGTAGTTGATGATATTAGGGTTGAACTAGTTGCTAATTTTGATGATGGAACATCATTAATTGCCAACAATACAAACATATATATTAAAAATACACAACAACCAATCTATATTAACGACCAATTTCATATTGCTTGTTCATACAATGATATAGGAAAAACTCTTAATATATACTTAAATGGAACACTACAAAAGAGCGTAAGTGTCGGGGCTAGTAGTGATTTTACTATGGCCGAGGAAGATTTATTTATCGGGGCTAATAACAATCAAGGAATAGGAGAGGATAGTGCTACTGCTAATAAACAATTTATGGGGGAACTACATGAAATGTGCATGACTTCAACAATTAGAAAGAAGTTTTTAATTAACAACCTACTTCCTAATTTGAAAGACACTCTATTTTATTTTAGATTTGAGGAAGTGGATGAATGACTGAAATAGTGGCTATCTCTTCTAATCCTAATACTGTTGTTTTAACAGGAACTACTGCCGGAACAGGTAGTGCGGTTATTAGCAATTTAACCACTACAAATTTATTTGTTGGGATGAAAGTTTCGGGAACAGGAATAGCCGATGGGAGCATAATTACTTCTATTAATAGTGGGGCTAATACGGCAACAATGAATAAAAATTCTAATGATTCAATAACTACTAGTAGGTCTTTTACCTTTACTAAAACCGCATATAGTTGCCCTACTAATCCTATGCTATATGTTTTCGATTCATCAACGACTACTAGTAGATTAAACATAGCAATCACTCCCGAAAGCACAGGAAGCGTTATATTAACTCCATTAGGCAGAAGCACTTTAGGTAATTGCACTATTACACAAAGCAGTTCTCTAATCACTTTATCTAGTGGAAACACCGATGATTTATATGTTGGACAAAGCATCCATCACTCTAAATTACAAGATAATACCATAATTGATAACATTCTTTCTTCAACAACATTCACAATTTCTAAGATAGCGACAGGCACTACTGCAAGCAGTCAAACAGTAGTCTTGGGTTTAGAGTATTCTAATCTAGCAACTACTGATGGATTTAAAATAAAGTGTTTCGATAACACTAATGAAACAGGAGTTAGAATAAATGGATGGAATGAAAACACTCATTATTTATTTGCCATGATTCACTCCGATGATTTTTCAAAACATCATTTTGTTAGAGTAACAGAAAAATTAACAGAAGATATAGAAGGAGATGCTTTTGAATTTGAGCCAAAACTAGGAAATGAGATTGCTAATGGTTCTAAGTTTAGGTTATTTTCTTATCCTATACCTACTAGTAATCACCCACTAGTAATAGGAGCAGGTATAATAAATGCTCCTACTTATGAAATACATTGTGCTAGACCTTTATTCTATTTCTTTAATGACTACTTAGATAAAAAAGATGAATTAAATCACGATAGAAAGCATACTATTATGTTTAAAGAAGGAGATTATGTTGCTAATGCTACTGAAACATTAGCAATAGATAGTCACTTTACAACAAAAGCAGACTTTGGAACTACTATAATTGATTATAGCAGATTTACTCTCAAAACAAAGTTAATTGATAAACTAAAAGAACAAGATAATCCAACCACTCATACAAGTAATGAAGGCAATACAATTTTAGACTATACTCCTTTTACAAACGACGCTTGTTTTACTAATGCTAGAAGAGATGATAACGATACAATAACTGATACTGCAAGTCAAGACTACAATGGCGAATATAGGTATGTTTCTTATGCTTATTCTAAAGATAAAGCAAATCTATCTTATAATGTATTAGATTGTTTTGTCAATGAATCCTTTGGTAAGAAGGGCAGTATTGCGGAAGTAAAAATAGCAGACCCTTACAGAATACTACCAAAGAAAATAAAAGAAGGAGAATCTATTAGAGTTAGAAAGCAAGCATTCAAAGGAGACATGAATGAATTTAAATCGATTAGTGCAACTATTACTTCCATTGATAGCGATGGTAGTTTTCCTTTGCATGAGGCCATTTTAAATACAGAACACGATTTAAATAATTACTTGAATGTAGGTGACGAAGTTAGGATATTCAATCCTACGACTTCTACTCATAGCGATATTGTCCATGTTAGTCACATAGGTACATTTAGTTCAAATACACAAGGTATTGGTTTTGCTAATTCTTATTCAGTAGATGATTCAACTACATTAGGAACTAATAGTAATCAACAAACAAGCACAGGGGCAGTTAATTTTTCAAGTTTTATAGGGGCAGAAATACAAAGGAGAGCATACAATAGATTAGATAAGACTTTATTTACTGATTTTATAGGGGTTAATGATAGACATGGAGAAATACACATAAAACTACTTTCCAAAGATTTTTCATTTTTATATGTCGATGTTACAAGTATAGATAGAGAAAAGAAATTATTGACTTTAAGTTTTGCTAATAACCCCTATAATTCCATACTTCAAAGTTCTTTAAGTAATCCATATAACATAAATGGGGGAAATCTATTAGATTATATGCAAGGACAATATGCTATTACTCTTGAAAAATTCGATGGTGTTGTTGAAAAGTTAGAGGAATATAAAGAAGATGGCTTAACGCAAACTAAACTCGTAGGTAGGAGCAACATAAGAAAATTAATTTCCCCTATAATAAACAAGAATGCTTTGTTCTCGGAAGATATTATTTACTCAACACAAAGCCCGTATAATAAATTAACAACTGCGGGGGCTAATTTTACTTGCACTTTTGGTAGTAAGACACTAACTGCTTCAACAAGCATAACTTTAGCAACAGGAGATAAAATACACATAAAATACGACACAGGAATGATGAGTTATGTGGGAGAAATATCTTCAGGAACAACTGGAACTAGTTTTACCCTAGTTGATTTTCCTAGAGCAGAAGGAACTACTTTAACAGGCTATAAAGAAGCAAATCATAACTTTGTATTCAATAAAGCACTTGCCACTAATCCTTATATTGAGTCTTCTACTAGTTTAAGTGGTGCTTCTAGCAAAGGGCTATTCTTTAAATCGGGAACACAAATAGATTCTACGGGTGCGGAGACAACAGACTTAGTAGGAACTAGCCATAGCACTAATGAAAATGCTTTGGGCTATAATATAAACGAAGTAAAAAGAATGAAGAGTGACCCTCACTTTCAAAGCACATTAGAGAGTTCTACCTTTGATACAGTTAATACTTTGATGGATTTTGAAGTTATTTCAACTACCTCTAAAGACAACGGAACTGATATAGTAATAGCCCCTTACATGCCATTGACTTTAGGAAGAGTAGATATAAATTATGCCAATACTAATGATACTAGTTATTCGGGAACTAATCTAGGAAGAATAGTTGCGGATGCTACTTCTGTTCAAAGATATATAGAGGTAGATGCTGATACTGCTTTATCAAGTATGAATCAACTTAGAGGAAATAGAAACCTACACAATAAACCTATTTACATTAATGGTAAATTTTTAGCAAATGTAGTTCAAGTAGTTAAATCAACTAACACTCAAATTTACTTAGATAGAAGAGTGGGCTTATTTACTTTAGATTGTGTTTGTGTTTCGGGAAGCACTATTTTAGAAACTCCTTCGACTGATAATCTATTTGTGGGGATGGAACTTTCGGGAACAGGGATAACAAGCGGGACAACCATTACTGAAATAGTAGACACTGCTAAAATAACCATTAGTGCAAGTGCTACTAGTAGTCAAACTTCTTCTATTCTTTTTAAATTTAAGGCAGGTATGCAAATTGATAAGTTGAATGGACATGCAAAGGAAGATGTTTCTATATTATCTAAAGCAACAAAAGAAACAAAAGAAAGTTCTAAATTAACGCATGAATTAAGTTTATTAAATGGAGCGCACTTACATGGTGCTAAAACAATTGGCCTCATTCATCCTAAACTACAAACCGGAAATACTTATAATAAAACATCATTGTTAAATTATCCAATAGTGACCTCACAACCCTTCCATCTTCACTATCAAGGTGGTTCTAATGTATCTAGAAGGGCGCACTATTATGACGGTTCTACAACACAAGCAGATGAAATGCCTAAGTCTTCTCAAGAAGTTTTTGGAACACCCCTATATAGACTATTAAATATAGAAAAAGGGAATATAAATACAATCCTTCCTAAGATTTTAGGCTCAACTGAACAATATTATACAGAAACAAAAAGCAAAATACCTTACTACGCTAGTTCATACAGGTTTAATGCGGGTCATTATATTGATGGAATAGAACAAACTAATATTATAGGCACAGATATTATGGGGCTTTCTTTTGTAGGGTTTAGCCAAATAGAAACTTTTGATGGTTCACCTTTCATAGAACATAATTTAAAATCAAGTTCTTATGGAGGGATAGAAGCACTTTCTTTTCCTAGAGTTGGACAAAAAATAGTGGCTAGTGGAGTTCCTGCTAACACCTTTGTAGAATCCCTAGTGGGAGTTTCTTCGGGAAGTACTGAAACCCATGAAGTAATATTAACAAACAATGCTACTGCTAGTGCTAGTGGAGTGACAACAAAATTTTTCCAATTTGATTATAAGAGAATCCCCGAATCTAGAGGCTTATTGCCAAGTACAGGAAGTAAGTTTTTTGACATGACTACTTTAGAAAAACATAGCACTCACCCAATAGAAAGTTCTAATGAATATACCTATGACATGGATGGCTTTCATTCCGGTTCTTACCCTATTGTTTTATTACCACCAACACCCGTAACAGAAACTCAAACAGTAAGTTCGACTAAACTACATACGCCTTTTTTAGTTAAAGATAGATTTGGACACATAGACCCTAAAGTGGCTAGAATGTTTTTATTCTCAAATAGTGATTTATTGCCATATTCCTCAACAAGAAAAGATAGCCTAATGTATGCAGGAAAGGATAGAGACTTAACCAAATACAGTATTATGTTTTTAAAAGACACAACTACTAGTGATTATAGAGAACCAAAAGATGCACTTGGTTTTATTGGGGAATCTAGTTCTATAACAAGACTGGACAATCAATACTCTTCTTCTATAATTACTTCCGTGACAGGTAAAGAAATTAGAAACCTAAGAAGATTTAGCATTATGAGACTTACAGAAGTTGTTTATGATTTTTGTTTTAACCAAATAGACCCCGAAAATCCTCCTTCTAAAAATATAACAATCCCACAAACTATCTATCCATTTACTCACATGAAAAGGGTTGTAGAAAGCGGTTCAGGAGATATAGGGCTTCACATCAATAGTATATCAACAAACACTCTTAACCTAAGTGGAAATTGGTCGGGAGGAACTGCCGGTGATATTATATGCGATAAGGAAGGAAGATATATAGGAGTAGTTTCATCCATTGGAACTAATACTATTGTATTAACATCAGCACCCGTTAAAACAACAGTTAATGCTAGTGGAGTTAGCGTGGATTATTTTGACTATCAAGTTAATAGAAGCGGTAGCGTTCCTACTGAATCTAGGCAATATCCATTATATTACATACCAGTAGAAACACAAAATATTGCTAGTTCAAGTAATGCTACCGGATATTCTTATCTACAAGGAATGGGAGAAATTGGGGATTTTAGAAATATTGATTTTAGCATTCATCTACTAAAAAGTGCAGTTATGAGAGGTATTGCAGAAAAAGACAATGATGGTGAATCTTCTAGCGCAGCCGAATATACTAATCATGTAAACTCACTTAGAGGAGATGATGATGCAGGTTTTGGAGGAGATAATGCTAGCCATACTAATATTGATTATCATACGGAAGTAGGCGAATTAATACATGGTAAAAAAAGAACATTTAGTCCTTTTATGACACAATCTGCTGAAAGTTCAGCATTTGGGATAGGAAATGGAGAAACAGATGTTAATTTGTGGCTACCTATTAACTTTGGATATAGGCCAAATATATTTATGATTGCTAACGATTCGGCTAATAGTGATGTTAGCACTAGAGGAGAATATGGAACTAATGCTCCATTCCCTCTATTTATGGAATATATGGCATCTAGAAACATATCCGCCGAGTCGGGAGACGGTACAGAACCTTACGCTTATGTTAAAAGACAAGTAGTAGGAATAGACCATAGCGGGGCTGCGGTCACAAGCGAGCATAGAATTAGACATTCATTATTTGGGCAAATATTACAAAATTTTAAGCCTATATTTTTTAACAACTTTACCATAAAAGGAGGAGAAGGCGCAAAAGCAGTAGCAGGTATGGTAGGAACTAGAATAACCGGAGTATCTAAAGTGGCTCATTTAGAACAAACATCTTACTTACAATCTAGAGTTGGCATTAGTATGAATGAAGCCATACTTTCAGGCTCAAATGGAACAATAGCCTACGGGGGGTTTGCTAATAATAAAGCAGAAAATGGCTCGGCAACAGAAGATATAACAGGTAGAAATAGTGTCACTTATGCAAATGACGCAGACGGTGTTATGTTTGGACTTAAGCCCATACTTAAATTAGATATAGGTTATCAAATAGACGCAGTTTCATTTACTCATACGGGGGATTATCCGGCTAGAGCAACTGTTGGTTCAATATTTGTCATTGATGGAGTTGGCCTTGCTAAAACGGCTGCTGAAACTGCAAGTCCTAATTTAGACCACATCCCTACACAAGCATATATTAGAACAGGAATAGATGATTATGCTACTGATAAAGTGCCGGAAGGAACTTGTATTAGGTCATATGAATGTCATGCAGTTAATTTTAACAGACTGCATATGGATAAAAACGCAATAGCAAGTACAAGTTCATCAGCCCCTATTGCCGTAAGTAGGAATTTTATAGGCACTAAGAAAGGTAGTAATGGAACAGACATACATACTTTTTGGCTAACCGATGCTGATTTAAAGTCTATGAATGTTAATGCTTCGGGCGACCCAAATACTATGTATGGGAGTCATAATCCTATGTGGTTAAGTAATGTAGATTTAACAGGTTGTTATTTAGTGTCCGAAGCAGGACAATACATTAGAGATGATGGGAGCGTACGATATACTACAAATCTTCAAGGCTTATCATATGTTTATACTCCCACTAATCAAAATCTATCGGGTAGTCATGGAGTATATGAAAACAGCCATAGTAGGAGATTTAGTAATGATGCTACGACTCCTAGACACATACTATACATTCTATCCCATGAAATAGATACAACCGACCATTCTAGAAAACACATTATTACACTTAGCGGAACTTTACCCGACCCAATAAAAATATCCGATATTCCCGATAGTACAGATAGTGGAAAAGGATGCTTCCATAGAATGAACCACGCTTCACGATTTCAATACTACAAGATAATGCAACCTAACCATACTTGTTTTAATTCTTTTAGTCCTAAAAACATTAAACTAAATGAATTATCTTCTAAATATACAAAGAAACCATATGAAGAAGCAAATTATGATGAAATTAATGCTTATCAAATAAAAGACGGGTTGGGTTCTAGACCTTTTGAAAGCAATAATGAAGGAGTTCTTTCGATGTATGTTATTGTAGATGCTGATAGCCAAAACACAGGTAATGACTTAATAGTGACAGACCCTACTAATTTAAGGGATAACATACTTAAAGAAGGCTCTACTAAGATGTTATTTAGTGATGGTGACAATCAAAATTATACAGAAGTAGAATTTATACAACCGGAAACATCAACTACAATACCCGAATACTATTTGCGCTTAAAAGACCAAAAAGAACTATTGGGAGTTGTTTCAGTATCGGAAGCAATAACTGTAAGTGTGCCTGAAAATGTATCAAATGCTAAAAGAGCATTGATAGGTTCTGTTGTTAATATAGGGACTGATAGTGATTTACTAATTAATGACCTATTAGAAGAAAATGGAATTACATTTACTATTAATAAGAACGAAACCTACCCTCTTATTGTTTCACCTAAGTTTACGGGAGTAGATTTGTATTCAGCAATCACTTTCTTAATGAATAAAAAGAATAAGAAATTAATAGAAGACGGTAGTTCTTTTTCTATAAAAAACGATGATAGTTCCTTCCAATCTAAACTATTCTTAACTACACAATCAACAGATAATGAGATATTTACCTACAAGAAAACTAAAAGTTCTTTTGATAAGTTTAATGATATAACCGTCTTTGGAAGAAACCATAAAGCAATTAGAAAGGAAATGAAGAGTATTAAGAAAGATGGAATCAAATCATTACAAGTCTTTGAAGAAGAATTGATAACACAGTCCGAAGTAGATAAAAGAGCAAACGAACTTTTGAAACTACACAATGAAGATAACTTCAATCTAAATCTAACAGTAGGTCATAAAAACATGTCACAACTAAGAGCAGGTGATATAATAACTGTTGAGATTCTAGAAGAAAATATACCCCGAAGTGAATTTTTAGTATTGGATATACAACACTCGCTTTCGGGCATGATGGAATTAGAGTTAGGTAAATACATCAAAGGATTAGAAGATAGGTTTGCCGAACTAAGCATAGCGAATAGGAAAACCAACAATAGGCTCAATGAAGATTTAGTTGATTTAAACTCAACGCAATTTAGTTTTTTAGATAAAATCAAAATAAAACCAATTAGAATGCTGATTCGCAAAAAGTCGGTGACTGCGGGTTCTTTTACTTTGAATACTGCTTCAACAACCCTAAATACAAGCACCTCTCCACTTAATATAGGAACAACTATATTCACCACATTAGAGGAGGAAGACTTTTGATAAGCGATAAATTACAATCTTTACTGGCAGACCAAGTAGTGTCTTTAATAAATAATGCAAAGGTGGGGCTAGGAGGAAATTCTACTTATGGTTCTCAAACAGACTTGGACAATGTTTTATCATCGGCTTCTGTTTCAGCCATTAAATCGGATGAAAATGTAGTTCAAGTAAAGGTTTCAGTCGCAGGAGGAGGAGCATTAACGGGTCAAGTTATTAGAGAAGTTGGTGTTTTTGATTCTTCTAGTAATATGTTGCTTAGAGAAAACTTTGAAGGAGTTGGGCCATTTGCTTCTAATGAAACGGCAGAATTTTTTATATTTTTGGAGGTAGAGTAGAATGGCAACAGAAACAAACCCGCATTATTTTGCGACGGCAACAAAAGACGATACATCAATAGACCAAATAACAGACTCAACGGATTTTCCGCATACAGGATTAATTAAGGCGTTAAGTCTAGGCATGAGAGGAAACTATGTAGTGAAAGGTTCTGCTACTGATTTTGACATTACACAAGCAAGTAGTGGAAATGTATTACAAGTAGCGGAGGGTAAAATATTCCGTGATGGTGCTTTTCTTTCAGTATCGGCAGATAATTTTACTGCTAGTGATTTTCAAGCAACTGCTAACACCCATCATCTATTAGTTGCTGATAATGCGACTCCTCCCGTATTAAAAATAAGAAAACACGGTAGTTCTACTCAAAATGCTATACCTCCTTATGATGATGGAGATACCATAATTGCCATTATCACATATACAAGTAATGGATTTAACGATATGGTAGTTCAATACTTAACAACAAGCAAAGTCGCTAACAATGTAAGTATTGGATATGGAACTTCGGCTTATACAGAGGCCATGTCAATAGAGGGAAGTGCAACCAAAACAACTTTTCACAATAAGATAGCAGATGCAGATGTTAGATTTGTATTAGGCGATAATACGGCTGATGAAAAATTCGAGATAGTTACTGATGATGATGCCGATGGGGATTTGACTGATACCTTAACGGAGGTATTTTCTGTTGATGGAACAGGTTTAACTAAAGTTAAATCCTTATCTCTAGGAAGTGCGGCTGAATTAACAATAACAGAATCTAGCGATGATATTACAATTAAGAATACTGTTAGTGATAAGGATATTATTTTTAATATTAATGACGGAGGAAGCGATACTGAAATTATGAGATTGGATGGTTCTACATCAAATGTAGGTATAGGAACTAATGCACCGGATAAAAACTTACATATTCGGGCTGCCACAAGTCCAACTCTTAGAATACAAGAAAATTCACAAGATGGGTATTTAGATTTAGTAGGCTTACAGGATAGTCAAGCACAGATACTCGCCAAAAATACTTCTACAAATGAAGCAACTATGCTAGACATAGATGTTGATGCTGACGGTAGTGGTAGTCAAAGTGTTAGATTTTTTAGAAACAGTGGAACTACCGGAAGTTCATTTGTTTATTTCTTGAAAGGAGACGCTACTAATACAACAATGGCTTTATTAAAATCCACTACCGGACAAATGAGTTTTGGAACTAACACCATAGATACTAATGCTATGATTACTGTTGAGGGAGCAATATCTTTAGATGAAATATCAGCCCCTACAAATACTGCTGATAGAGGACAATTATACACTAACGCTGATAATCATTTACATTTTATTAATGGTGCAGGAACGGATGTAAAAGTTACAGAAGAAGTTTTTATTGTGGCTTTATCGGATGAAACTACCGACTTAACTACGGGAACTGCTAAAGCAAGTTTCAATATGCCATTTGCTATGACACTAACAGGAGTAAAAGCAAACTGCACAACTGCTCCGGTAGGTTCTACAATTATAGTAGACATTAATGAAGCAGGTTCTACAATACTAAGCACTAAACTATCTATTGATGCAAGCGAAACTACTTCCACTTCGGCTGCCTCGGCTGCGGTAATAAGCGATACTGCCTTAGCCAATGATGCTTTAATTACTTTTGATATAGACCAAATAGGTTCTTCAACTGCCGGTAAAGGATTAAAAGTTACACTATATGGTTATAGGGCGTGATGTTATACCTGTTCATATAATAAATTCATACATTCAATTTCCTGCTTCCGGCGGAGGAGGGGCAAGTAGTGATTTTATACAAATTGCTACTAGTGCTAGTGGTAATTATCCCAACAGTTCTAGTGGTGGAGCAGTTAAATTTGGTTTTTTTCAAGGAACTACGGCAATAGGAGGAGTATTTGACGGGTCAAGTGGACTTGGTACTGCATCTTCTCCAACTAGAACAACACAATCAGTCACACTAGCAACTTCAACAATACAAAGCGCACATTCTAGTAGTGCCTTTGGTGCTTTAACTTTTGTTATAGGAGGGTATCTTAGAGGATGGGATGATTCTACTACTGCCAACAATAGCGGTGTAAGCAGTATAAATTGGAAAGTTGAATCGGGGGCATTAGTAAATAGTAGCATGAGTAATGGAACTTCAATAACACTAACCCAAATAACTTCTGTTCATCCTTCCAATAATTCGGGTACTTATAGAGATAGAACGCCTATTCAAGATAATACGGCTATGCCTTCGGGTAGTATAGACCATACAGGAGGAATTTATGCGTTTGGAGTTTCGGGTTCGGCAAGTATTTATGTGGCGGCACTACAGTTAGGAGGGGGTAGAGGTAGCACTACTTTTCCTGCAACTAATGATACTTTTACTCTTAGACTAAGTGCCGAAGGAACTATTGGTGGAGTTGCACAAGAAGTAGTTCACGATATTATAGTTACATTCTAATTGAGGAATTAAAATGACAAGAATAACAGTTAATATACCGCAGGGAGTATCGGGAGATTTTGAAGTTGCCCACTATACTAATACAACTACTGACAATATGTGGCAATTGTATTTAGAAATGAAACAAGAATCTAACTTAAATTATTGTGTATTATTACATAGTGCTTGTGATATGCCAATTATGCAAGACTCGGAAGCGGAATATAGAGAACATCAGTGGTTATGGGATAATGCAACAGGTCATGTTTTAATCGGAGGACTAGGTATAGGCATGGTAAATGTTGCATTATTAACAAATCCAAATGTTACATCAGTTACAATCATAGAAAATTCACAAGATGTAATAAATTTAGTTTGGCCTCATTGTGCTAAAGACAATAGATTTAACTTAATACAGGCTGATATAGAAACTTGGAATCCACCTTCGGGTTCTCAATGGGATGTAGCATGGTTCGATACTTGGACTAGTGCTAATTCTCTATCATGTAGTGAATATGAAACCCTAATGAGAAATAAATATTCTAGTTATTGTACCGAAATGGGTTTTTGGGGAAGTTTACCACCGCAATAGTTCAGCATGTCGTTTTTAACTTACCTTTTTTCACTTTTAATCATTGGAATTATATGGGGATTCACAATTACTTGGTTATTTTACGATGAAGATAAACAGTTAAAATTTATTATTCTAAATTCAACGGAAGATGAAGTTTGCACTTATGTAGAAAAAAAATGAATTTTTTATAAATTAAAAATTTGAAAAAAAATGCCAAAAAAAAAGGAAAGAGAGTAGCCTAAACTACTCTCTCTCCTAATTATTTAGTGTCTTTCGACCATATACCCTTACAAGACCGACATTCCCAAAGTTTTACTTGCTCGCTAGAGCCAACATAGAATCCTAAGATTCTCTTTGCTAATGTCTTATCTCCACAATAAGCACACTTCTGTTTTAAACTCATTTCTTCTCTTCCGTTTGACCCATCAATCTTTTGATATAATCATCGACGCTTTGTTCTGTAATGTTTGTTCCACCAAAGGCGGCGAAAAACAATAGCGTCAAGATAATCATAAAGATGAATAAGCCGAACCATTCTGCCGTAGACATTACCAATCAACCTCCAAATTTACAAATTCCTCTTTTTCTATCGAGAATGCTTTAACAATCCCATGTTCTTGTCCATACTTCCATAAGTCATAAACTAATTGTGTATCTTTCATGCAATATTCGACTACCTCATCATATTGACCCATCTTCCATAACTTAGGTGCATCGGCACTATCCATCAACTTAGCGTCATTCATGGTACATTTTACAAGATTCTTAAGTTGAAATCTTTCCCCATGTTCTTTAAGTAATATCTTGCTAGTATCAATATAATTTTCATCCCCTAAATATTTATGAATACAATATATATCCATAGAGTCTCTAAGAATTGGTAAATCAAACGCTGCGATATTGTGACCTAAAACTTTACCACCTTTAGATAAGTGGTCGTCTAAATCATATTTTAGTTCACCTAGATTTTTAACTATATGACCGGACTTGGCAAAAGACTCTACGGGTTCATCAACATAGACAGTTCCATTAGAACCATCCCATGTTGCCACTGTAGATACTTGAAACATATGCGTATTGCTAAAGCCACCAATCTCATGTGACATGTTTTTAGTTTCAATGTCTAATGCTAGAACTGACATGCTTAATCACTAGACCAAAGTTTACTAATCTTTTCCGCTTCTTCATCTACTGATGGTTCATCTGCACCAATTCTTCTCTTTAGAAAAGCGACAATGTTTGCACCTGCTATACTTAGCATGGAACAACATTCCCAACCTTCATCACCGTAAGTATCTAATGTTTCAATTATTACTTTCGGCCCTTTTGTTACATCAAACACCACATATGTATTTTCGTATTTCATTTCTTTTCCTCCTCTTTCAATTTATAATAAACAGAACGCCCTTTTTTATCTTTTTCTAATAAGTTCATTTCTTCATATTTGTCGCATATTCTTCTAATGGTTCTTTCATTTTTCCCTTGCGACACTAACTCATCTATGAGTAATTTTTTACTGAAAAATCCATCTTCATTCTTTTTCATAGTCCTAATAGTTTCCAAGAAGATTTGCTCATTTGGTGATTGAGTTCGCTTGCCGACCCTCCTAGTGACCTTTAGGCTTCGCTCCAACCATAATACCAATGTGTTATAACATTGTCGGACAATGTTTCCTGCTTGTCTAACATTTCTTCCACTGACAACAAATCTCTTTCCTTCGTTTTTAATATCCTTTGCTTCCGCAATAGAACATAGAACTGACATTTTAATTAAAATCTTCAATAGCCTAGTTGTAAAGTTAGATGCAATTTTTCTAACAACAGGGTCACTTGAACCGATAAACTGTTTCATAGTTTCGTATTCTAATAACAATACATCGTTAAAATCTTGAGTATATTTCATTGTCTTAAGTGGGTCTTTTACCTTTTCAAATCTTTCTTTTACAATCTCATATATTTCAAAGAACTCATTAGCAAACTCCTCAATAGGGGCATTAATTTCTTCTATCTTTCCTGCTTTTGAAATTTGCATTCTTCTCATAATATCTAATACATTTTCGGGAACATCCCAAATAAACAAAATCATTCTTTGTAATACACCTTTGTTAGCAATAACTTTTGCTAGTTTTTCCGGTGGATATGTCATGGCTAAAATAGACCTTTCACAATAACAGTTCATCATTTTACCTCTCTTTAGTTTCTTAGTGATTTTCCAAGATTCACCGGCTAATGTATTCATAAGAGTATTGAGATAAACAATGGCCTGTTCTTTGTTTTGGCTTTGCTTAAAAACACCGGAATATTCAAACTCATCCCAATGTGCTAATCCGCTACCTTCTAACAAACCTGCTTCTCTTAACCAACCTAATTCTTTACTAGTGTTTCCCTCATCATCTGTTTTTTCAATCATGGCTTCTTCATATCCGCCTATAAGTGCAGCGTCGGTATATTCAGTAGTGGACATAATGTTAAATTGCTTAGCACTAGGAGCCTCTACTCCTTCTACTCCATCCCATTGTGCATAATCTACTGAACCATCCGAACTAACATATATATTCTTAGGGTGTCTACCATCAGCGTTTATCTTAGCATATAATTTTTCAATTACAGGTTTTAGGAAAGCCCACAAGGTAGATTTACCCGAACCCGAAGTTTGTATTTGACACATATGCACTCGGCTATCTTCTATGCTTCTACCGTTTGGTATTTGCACAAAGTCTTTACAAATTTGTCCTAGTATAACAAAACAACTTAACGCTGCCGGTATGTCATTCTTGAAGGCTACCTTTACTGCATCTTGCTGAAATCGCCTAATAAAACTAGGCAAGTTAGTATTGAAAATTTTAGTGTTTTCATCTAACTTATAGAGGTATTCTTCTTCTTCTTTGCTCATTTCAATTTCTTCATAATTTATATCTTCATTCATATTTTCACCTTCCCTTCGGAATTTAATACATTCAAGATTCTTTTGGCTAGGGTTCTTCCTATGCCATCCATTTCTTGAAGTTCATCTTCGGTTTGTTCGCCTATTTCCATAATCGAACCATACGCTTTAATCAGCGCATTTGCTTTGCTTACCGACAAGCCTTTAATTGTTGTTAATATATCTATTCTCAAATCATCCGTTGATATTCTTTTGAATATCTCCGGCCTTATTACTTCCCTATCGATAGGTTTCATTTTACATATAGAGGCGATAATCAACGATGCTTCTTTTTCACTAGATACCCAAAATGCCTTAGCATCAGTATCTAATGTTATTCTACCAATAGCACCAAGAAACTTATTTTTTAGTTTATTAGACCAATTAGCCTCTTGTGCAGTGCTTAGTTTATTTTTTGTTTTTATATATTTTTTGTATTGCATAATCCCTTCATCAATACTGCCATAAATAATAACTACATTGGTTTGATAATGTCTATCCATATTATCTAATTGTGTCCACATTCTCTTACTCATTACTGAACTAATAAAATCATGGGCTGACTTAGCCTCAAAACATACATCATCGTAAACATAGTCTCCTATCTCTAGCCATCTTTTTTCATATGGTATCTTCATCTTTAGTGCTTCACTCTCTACTAGTTCTACAAGTTTAGAACCTTTCTTTTCTCTACTATCTATTACTAGCATTATTCTTCCTCCTTGTAAATAGTGTGTCTTGCTCCTCTAGCATATCTTTTTCCATCAACCCAAAATTCTTTGGTATAGTGCTTTGATGTTTTAATCCAACCTCTAGCGGTCAAAGTTGCGCCTAATGCGCTGGATAAACTGCGTTTATTTCTTTTTCTTTGTGTTTTTTTATTATAAGAGGGAAGTATTTCTTCCACCATATCTGCTAAAACTATTTCTTTTTTATTTTCTAAATAAGAAGAAAGTAGTTTATCAAGACACTCCTTATCTAATTTATTTTTCATTATGCTCCCTCCGCATGTTCGGGGTATCTCCAACATTTACCAACACAATACCCATTAGGTATCAATACAGTCTTACAATGAGGACTACTATAATTACCATGCACAGTAAATCTTGCATGTTTTCTAGTTTCGTTCTCGTTCCAATCTAGCCATATTTCTTTATTGGTTTCTACCAAATTTCTTATTTCATCTACTATTGCATCTAGTATTTTGTCTTTATCTTCCTTACTTTCTACCTTTCTACAACCGGACAATAAATCTCTATACCATGAAACTAAATATGCTCTAGCCATATGTGAAGGATTCTCGGTCATAATAGCATTGTATAAACAAGGCAATATAGGCAAAGAGCCTGTTGTTTTAGGAACTGCTATTTCACCACTTATCTCCTCAAAAGAAGGTGCTTCGGGAAATACGACTTTTACAGAACCACTTATTCTAAAAGGAATTTTTCTAGGTTTCTTTGCTAACTCAAGTATCTCTTGAACCTGTTTATCTAAATCCGTCTTAAGTAATGGTATGCAAAAGTATGGATTGCCATTCTCATCCCTAGAACTCATGTTTACTGTATTAGGTATTCTTCTAAGCCTAGTTGCTTGCCCAACCCTATCATCAAGGGTTATATCATTACCTACTATGTTTACTAAGTATTCCTTAATCTCTCTAAAGAAAACCTGTATGTTTCTAATACTGTCGGTTGTTTCTCCAAAGATAAACAAATGAAAACCCCTACCGGAAAAAAAGAGAGTGTGTTGGTAATCATTATCAACAACATAAGTCATAACAACATTAACATCTCTCCATGCTTGTTCAATGCTTTGACCGTGAGCATCAAAGTCAAGAAAGATTCTGTCAAGTATAACTGATGAATCTATCTTGGCTTTTTCTGCAAACTCGGCAAAATCATAAACACTAGTGTAAACATTAGTTCTATTATTTTGAGCCTTTACATAACTCAAGTATTCTTCTTTACTTCTTACTATTCTTCTTGGTAGTGGAGGAGCGTTCTTCATTTGACTCCCCGACCACACTTCTCTCGGAAACTTCATCATTTTTATTACCTCCAAAATTAACTGTTGCGTTATTTAACATATTCCTTACTGTATTTGCTACTTCTGCTCTTAAAGCAATCAAAACTGTTTGCTTCATTACATCTTCAAAGACTTCACCAACATAAGTTTCTTTGATTCTAATTTCTCTAATTAACTCAAATCTTTCTATTAGTTTCATTTCTTCATATGTGTCGGTAGCAAGACTTTCTATTGTTTGATTTAGATTGGCTATTTCATTAAAAGACCAATTCCTAGCCAATACTTTTTGTTTTATTTTATCATTCATTTAATCGCCTCCCGAAATATAAGCAGAAAAACCAGTTTGTTTATAGGCTTTCAGTCGGCTTCTTTTTAGAGAACTAGCCGTTTTCATAACTGACGCTATGTAAAAACAAACTAATTCATGTTCGTAAGGGTCTAAACTTCTAAGTAATAGTCTAGTTGCCGTAACATAATCATTACAGTCTCTACATACTCTATCTTCAAAATCCGCAAGAAGAGGTTGAGGATTATTGCCTTCAAACTCTTTCATCTCCACTTCACATAATTTACATTTTATTATTTTATCATTCATTTTATCACCTTCTCGTATCTATCTAACAACATCTTAGCCAAATCATCATGTCCTAAATGTTGTATGATTGTTATTGCATCTATCGCTATTCTATATATTGAATCATTCATTCTACTGCCCCCATTCTAGGAGATACTACGACATAGGGTTCACTATTTCTTTTCAATAGAATAGTCGTTTCACAACCTATTCTATTAGCCCAATCTTTTATCTCATCATATAATTTTTGACAGTCTATATATTCTTTAAAATATACTCTTGCTATATTAGTTCCATTAGGTGTAGTGTCCGGTTTAGAAACTACCGTTCCATTATCAAATTCATAAAGCATATTATCACACCCATGAATCTTCTTCGGCAGCGTCACAAATATTAAAATAACTACAATGAGAACATGTCTTAAAGAAAAACTTAGTTGGAAATGTATCTTGTTCATAGTGCCAAATCAACTTAGCAATATTCTTCATAACAGACTTCATATTTCTAGCCTTTGCATTTTCAGCAAATACATAATTAGAAGCCGGATAATACCAACCCCAATGAGTCACAGGAACATTAGGTTCTAATCCATTCTTAATTAGAACTTCATCTTCCGCATTCTCAATAAGTAATTGATAAAAGGCCATTTCTTTTCTCATAGAAGTAGCCTTGTAATCTTTCCATGCTCCGGTCTTATATTCAAAAGGAACATAGCCCCCGTTTTCTTGAAAAACTCTATCAATAATGCCTTGAATATGTATCTTGTAATCTCTCCTAAGTGGAAACTTAGGATTAGTATTAGCCCCTATTGTTATTTCAGCATCGAACAATCCTTCATTACAAACAGGTAAATATTCATCAATTTTATTTTCTGCTCTAGCATCAATAAACCTTTGAGCCTCAAAAGCAGCAACAGTCATAGACAAATCAAAATACTCATCTATTGGTGTAAGTCCGGCGCAATAATCATGTATTTCATCAGCCGACATATTTTCTGCTTTCTTAACATCAAAGTCATTAAAGAAGTTCTCTCTATGAACATGTAATATAGTTCCTTTACGCATAGCCTCTGTTTGGTCTTGTGGTAATCTTTGCACATAACTAAAGTTGTATTTCTTGGGACACCAATCGAAAGCCCCCAAAGAAGATTTAGTTATTTTCAATATAGGCAAAGATGGGTCGTCGTAATTTTCCGGCTTCCAATCATAAGTATATTCATCCATTGATTTAATTATCGCTTCATATTTTTCATTGTTATTCAAAACCATTCCTCCAAATTTGTTTGTATTTTACCCGATTTGATATTAGACAAATCCCAATTCATAGCCTTATAAATTGGTTCGGCCTTCTTTATTACTTGCTCGGCATAATGTTGATAATCGGGTTTATACTTATCAAAATCAACATACCGAGAACCTGCTACATATTCAACAGTCTTCACTTCTTTAGTTAGTGGGTGTGTAAATACTTCACCGGACTTTGCTACTTTAAGGTATAAGTAAGAGTCGTCAAATGTAATATCGTTTTGTTTAGCATGTAATACACCCGCTATACCCGAACCTATCGTTGGTTTCTTACCATCTAAGGTTTTGAAGTTCTTTACATCTTCACCGCACTTTTCACACCATCTTAGAGGTAAACATTCGTGTAAGGTATATCTCTTATTACAACCACTTTTTTTACCAGTCCACCTGTGTTCTGTAGTTTTACCACACCTAACCTTTAGTCTGTTTTCTTTAAGCCTACTTCTCTTAATAATGTCCTGTAGTTCAACTTCTCCATTTAGCACTGACATGTATTTATTGTGTAAATACTTGTTAATTTCTAACATAGGTTTTTCATTCACCCACATTGTCAATACATCAGTTTGAACTTCTTTAGCAAGTTTAGTTTCACTAACTCTTTTAGCAGTAAAACCCGTCATAATGAACTCCGGTTCATCTAACCATTCTCCATCTTTCCAAGTTATCATACCTGCATTTCTATTCTTAGTTGTTCCAACACCTAATGCTGAATAATATTTTTCAAATTCTAGCACTACGGGGTGTTGTTCTAAGCCCATAACATTAGGAAAGTGTTCTCTAACACTAGACTCTATTTCTTTAATAGCGTCTTGTGCCTTTTCAACAGAATCAATTTGAACATAAATCGAATCTGTATGTCCGTAAACTACTTTCATAATATCACACACTGCTATAATTAAACATCATTCCAACAGGTTGATTTGCTAACTTAGCGACTTCTTCCATAATGTCTCTTATGTTGCTACTTGAAACCTTTGTTAGTTCTATCTCTAAGTATAGTTCTTCTACCTCTCTTTCTAAGCCTTCAATTCTTTCTTCTAATCTTTCTATTTTGTATTTCATTTCTTTTTCATTCATAATATCACCGTTATTATTGTTATAATGGTCGCTATATTTACAATATTTACCATCATTAATATTTTATTGCTCTTAGCAATCATAGCGAGTAATTCCTCAAGGAGTTCATTTGTCTTGTCCATCATTGACATGACTATCTACTCCTTGTTTTGTATCTACACCATCAATTTCTATAATAGTTGCTCTACGCTTTAAATTTGTTAGCATTTCTATTATATCATTAATGTCTTTTTCAGTCTCTTTCCAAGTTTCTTCTGTATCGTATTCTATTTTAGCCACTATGTATTTTGTGTATTTCATACATCTAACCTCCTATATTCTCCTTCTCCGATTCTTTCTATATTATCTAATTTATTTAGTAAGTAACCTACTTGTTGGGCATTACCAACATACATACTAGTTCCTTTCTTTTCTACAATTCTAGCAATAATTTCATGTCCGGTAAACACTTCATCCATTTCTTCAACTGTCTCATAGACCCATCTTTCAAAATGTTTATTCAATTGAATACCTCCTCATATTCACAAGAATTACATATTAACTTAGCCCTTCTCTTTATTCGCTGAACATAGGAATAGTTTATCTTAGGTTTTAACTCAACATAAGCAAGAGAACCTCCACATCTAGGACACTTCATATTCCCAACCTCTTTTCAAACGCTTTTATCTTATTCCTAATTCTTGTAATAGAACCCTTTTGTAAGTTTATTGTTTTAGTAAGTTCTTTAATTTCTTCTTGTGCTTTTTGTGATTTAGTCATAGAAGAGATAATAACACCTTTTAGTTCATTAACTTTTTCATCTACTATTTTTTCTACAATAGGTTTTATGTCATTAGTTATTTGGTGCTGAACTTCAACTCCGATAGTGCTATGTAATACATCAATAGATGATTTTAAATCTTCTATTTGCTTTTCCATATTATCTACTATTGCTATTGCATTAACAGTTTTATTAGCCATAACCTTGTATCTGTTTCTTCCTCCGCTACCTCTACAAGCCTCGCATATTTTTTCTGTTGATTTCAAAGACCTCTTTCTAAAGACCTGCCTACATTCTCTACATTCTGTTGTTATACTCATTTTTATTCCTCATTTTTATTTCTTCTGCACATCTTTTACAATGAAACTTACCCTCAAATTGAGGATTATGCGCCAACGGTTTCATACATTTTATTCTATTCATTTTTCATCTTCTCCTTAAATTCCTCAATATCCTTCCAAGCCTTATATAATGGCTCAAATGGCCCAATTTTAATTTCTTTAAGTTTTTTCTTTTTAAGTTCATGGGCGTTTAATATACTCTTTTTAAACGCCTGTTGCGCCTGTAAATTCATTTTTGTTAAATGGTAGCCCTCGCAAAATTCACAATAATAATAATTAAGTTTAATGCCATTTTTCTTTTCTTTAAGCATCTCTTGATGAGCAATCGTAGCATTAGGATATATTATTTTTCCACATCTCATACTTCCAACTCCTTCGCCTTAAATGCGGCCAACCTAATAGCCTCTCTAGCACTAGCAGTAATACTAGCGGCTAAATCTACATCAGCCCAACCAAAGCCTTGAAAGGCTAATACACCATAAAAAGAAGCCATTAATCTCTTGACCGCCATTTGATTATTATACCACTTAACATATTCATCACCTTCGGAGTTCTTCATTCTTTTCTTGTAATCGTTTCTTAACTCCTTCAACTCAAGAACTGCTTTAGGCAATAATCCTAACTCATCAGTTCTATAATAGTGCATTTGCTCTCCTTCCACTTCGCTGAAATCTCTTGGCGTTAAGATATTAACCCCAAATTCAGTAGGGGTTTGGCTCTTAGTTTCCCAAGATATGTTTCTAGCAACCATCATTGAAGGATATAGCCCCGCAAAGTCAAACGCCGCTACATTAAGGTGTAAGCCATTAGTATTCTCACTAAGCGGGTCGTAAATCATAGCCCCTTGATATTCTCTTCTATCGGCACTTTTGATGCCTGTTGGTGCTTTCCACCAAGCATTTCTCATAAAGTAAATAGAACCCATATGTGAAGCATAGAAGCAAGCCTTGAAAGGTGCTTTTAGTAATCGTTGTAATGATATTATTGCTTCGCTACAATAGTTTGATTCATCTATTCTAACTAAAAGTTCTACATCTACTAAGGCATAATGTAAGTATGCTTCTGTATCTTCTAGCCATGCTCTACGATAAAATTCGTTAGGGTCTTCAAACTTAGTTTCCATTACCTTTCCTTCATCGAACAATATCTTAGAAACATAATCAAGACTTAGTGAAGGTAATGTTCCTCTTTGTGAATCATTCCACTGTCTTTCAAATGCTAAGTCTAAGTTAAGAGTAAGTCTTCCACCAATAGGTTGTTCAATTGGCGAATAACCGTCTTGTCTCTTAAAACTACAACCTTTCTTAAGTTGTTTAACTCCATCTATCTTATGATAAGGCGACATGATTAAAGGATTCAAACCTAAAGCACATGCTCTATCTAATAACTTAGGTAAGTCGAACTTAAGGCCAAACCATGCAATTAACATATCGGGGTCTTTAGCAATCATAAATCCCATAAAGACTTCAAGCATAAATTTTTCATCACGACAAACATAAGTATTATGTTTTGTTTCTTCGTTATAATCTATTCTTTGGGATGAGACATAAAAGGGATGGCCTTCGGGAAACCAAGTAAACTGAGTGTATTTCTTATTGTAGTTGTCATACACTACAATAGTAGTAATGCAACCATCATATTCTCCGCCTTGTTGCCATTCCATATCCCAATACCACTTACGCATATTGTATTCGGGCATCTCATTAACTTCATCAACTGCATATCTAAATGTATAAGGCACATCAGCCTCATATGTTTTAGTAAAGAGTTGCCTAGCACTATTTATGTCATATGATTTTTCAACATAGACTCTCTTCAAAGGTTCACCTTCTAGGCTTTTCCAATCTCCATCTTCATATTCAAATCTACCATTGGTATATTTGTTCAAAGGATAGTAATTTCTTTCTACCTCATCTTCTAAAACATAGAAGTAGGGTCGAAACTCTAACTCTTCGCTTTTTCTTTTTCCGTTTTCTCTCCAAGATTTGTATATTGTATTTCCATTTTTATTACTTATTATCATTTATATTCCTCAATTTGCTAAGTGTGGTGCTTTAATCAAAAGTTTATTCTCCGATATAATCAACATCGGGAAATCATCTTTGACATAAAAGTTCAACATTTCATTGTCAAACAATACATGTAGTGGGCTAGAAAAATCTAGTGTTGCTGATTCTCCAATATTGCCTTCTAACTCAATAGAAGTTTCAAACTTATTTGAGTTGTTAGTAGCACTAGACAGTGATAACTTATTCTTATCATGTTCATAGTTTAGGTGATAAACACCACTACCAATCAACTCACAAAGTTTCATAGTTTCACTAAATGTATTTGAGTCTAATTGAAATGCACCTTCATATTTTTCTTTGTTAAAGTTAAACAAAGTTTCTAGGTTTTCTTCAAAGTGTGTATTTAGGACATGCTGACCCATACGATTCAATGTGTCCATATTAGGATGATTCGCAATAGTAGGTTGTGAAAGTTTACTATTGTTATTTGTCATAGTAATAATATCACCACAGTTTACTACTACATCACCACTGAACTTCTTTAGATATTTCAACAACTCTCCGGTTTCACCAACAACCGTTCCGTCTTCATCACCTTCAACAGTTATATTGACTCTAACTATTAATGAATTAATAGAATCACAATTCCATAAACTCAATGTATTATTGTGCAATTTAGCGTAAAAATACTCTATTAAAGTATTATTAGTTAGACTTGCACCATTGAAGTATTTTCCTTTCAATTGTATATCTGTTAATGCCTTTACTAATTCTTTTGCATCTACTGTAAATTTCATATTGCCCCCTCTCTTAATTCCTTTAGTCCATTCCATGTAATGTTAGGTGGAGTTCCTTGTCTTGTAGTCCACTTAGAACCTACAAGTTTACCATTAGTTCTACTACCTAATAGTTCAGCAAAGAAATGTAGTTCTCCCTTTACTTTCTTTTTAGAACAGTAAATCTCTTGTTCAAGTTTACCTCCCCAATCTTTCCACATTGGCTGAACTCCAACAGGCACATTATCGACATACTTTTCAGTATCATGCGTAATAAATATTACATCACATTCTAAGTTGTATATAGTGTCTAATAAATAGTAGAATGCCTTGTTTCTGTTACCATATTGGAACGGCATAATCTTTGTTACCACTCTAGGATTAGGATTAACTTTCAACATACATGAAGAAAGCCAAGTATCTACTCCATCAATAACAAAGATAGGTTTATCTCCTGCATCTATTGATTGTTTAGCATGATTGATAAATTCTAACGAGCGTGATTCACTTTCGTTAATATCAATAATGTTATCTTTATTCATTACAATAGGACAAAATACTTCTATTCTATCTGTTGCATCGTGGTGTTGAAACCAAGTTGATTCAACGCCTCTATCCCAATCTAAAACAAATATCTTTCTATCGGGGAAGTCTAATGCAAGTCCGGTTTTACCCGTCTTTGGTTCTCCCCAAATACCTAATACCATTCTAGGTTTTCTATTCTCTCTTTTCATTTTCATTAATTCACTAAAATTTATTTTCTCTTTTCTAAAACTCATAATTTTCACCTATCTCATTTTTATCTAATAATAATTCTGTTTCTTTCAATAATCCCCATGCGTTTAATATACGACACAATTCATTTTTGCCTTCACAAACATATCTTGTCTCCTTAGTTCCAACATGAAGTTTAATCCAATAACTATCTTTTTTGTTTTCATTTTCCTTCCAAGTAATAAAGTCTACACTATTTAAATCAATAATATAACTTTCATTTTTTAGAAGGAATCTCTCTTCTATAATTCCTTTTCTATACATTTTTATTCCTCTAAAAATAGGCTTCGCACCTATCCGAGCGTCAATTTCTTCCTCAAGTTCACACTTACACTTGGACATGCTTAGGGGAAACAACAAACCCCTTTGGAATCTAATCAAAACCAAACAATGTCTTCATCCTCTACGCCCTGTTCTTCGGCAACCGGATTACCAAATGCCTCTTGAACTAACAAACCACTAGTATTAATTGTGATTGGTTCGGCTTCTCCGTCAATAATTCTTTGAGAAGTTCTTCCAACTACTAATACTGTAGAACCAATACCGAAGTTAATATTGATGTGTTCGGGAATCCAACAAGTAGTTGCTAGATTCTCTTCTTCATCTTCTGTCAATTCCATATCGGATGCCTTATCAGTAATAGATAAAATTCTGTTACCGTTAGCAGTCGGTGTCATTCTTTGATTAACAACCGTTCCTTCAACAATAGCAAATCTATCCTTTGTTTGTTCCATTTGTAAATTAGTATGTAGTCTATCTAAATCTACCAATGGTGTTCCATTCTTAGGATAGTTTTCATACAAACAAGATGAAAAGTCAAAAGAACTCATATCCCTATAATCGCTATTATCGGGGTTTAAATCAACATTTCTAATTAGACTATCTTTAGTCGCCATAGTCATACCATACAAGTTTGTTCCATCATCACTAGGAATAGCCTTGAAGTGAACCCAATCAAAAGTTTCGGGTGCAAAATCTATTCCACCTTGATTCTTATAAGAGAAGTAGTAAGACTTCATATCTCCGCCATCAATGCTACCGAAGAAAATACCATTTCTTCTAAATTCATTCTTAGGCAAAGGCTTACCATATCTTTTATTTTCAGCCCCACTTGTGTAATTAGGCATGTTGTCTAATGGAATAATAATAGTCCCATCTTCCAATTCTTCCGCACCATCGGGTAGTTTCTTTACCATAGTTTCTTGATATTCACCTTTGTAGTATCTTTCAAGATTATAGGTTTCATCTCCGTTATCGGTAGCAACTGCAAAAACGCCATCGGATAATGCTTTTTCACCATCTCTTAGGTATTCTTCTCTTGCTTTGTTTCTACTCCAACTCATCATATCTCTTGGTGCTTCTAGGCTTACAAAGAAACCGAATGCGCTCTTAACTAAACTGTTAGAACCACTGTTGTTTGTTTTCTTTGTTGGCATATTACCACGCACATAATTTCTAAGTAGTGAAACTGCAATATCGTTATCTAACTCTATTCCATTCTCTTCACACATGGAACGGAATTTTGTTACCATTTCATCAACAGTAATTCCTATGTGCTTACTTCCTATTTCTATTTCTTTCATCATTTTTTCATTTATTTCTTTCATATTTTTTCCTCCTTAAAGTTGTCCTACCATCCATGAAATTATTACTTTAGGGGTCATGGTAGTAGAACGATATTCTGCTTCCCCTATTATCCTAAGAAGTTTAAACTTCTCTTTGGACTCTAAACCTTGTGCCTCTAGTACAGAGTTATGTAGTGCTAAACAAATCTCCTTCACACTTCTTCCTCCATACAATATGTCATGTAATTTATCTAATGTTTCATTAGGTTTTTTATCGATTATTAATTTTAGTATTCCATCAAATTCTTTAAATGAATTTTGCACTTGTTTTCTTAGTGTAAAGTTTGAGGCATTGGCAGCCTGTATTTCTGTAATTGCCCTGCGTAAATCTCCATCTAATTGATATATAAAGCGAGCCAATTCGGTTTCGTCGAATCCACTTACGCCCTCTTTATCAAGAATCTTAGTAATTACTTCAAGCACTATTTCATTTTTCAATGGATTGAATCTGTAATTTGCACACCTGCTTTGCAGTGGAAAGATAATCCTAGACTTATCATTACAAGTAATAATGAATCTAATATTATTTGCATATCTTTCCATTATTCTTTTCAAAGCATTTTGAGCATCACTAGTCATACCATCCATTTCATCTAATAACATTATTCTAAATGGTGCATCACCAATAGTTCCGCTTTGCGCTACTTGTTTAATTGTAGTCCTAACAGTTTCTAATCTTCTATCGTCACTAGCATTTACTTCAAAGAAGTTATCCTTGAATAAGTCTCCTAACATAGACTTAGCAAGTGCTATTGCCGCACCTGTCTTACCTGTCCCTTGCATTCCATAAGCAAGAACATTAGGCATATTCTTTTCTAATACCCATTGTTCGGCATCTAATACAAAATGCTCTTGTCCTACAATATCACTTAATTTACTTGGTCTGTATTTTTCTGTCCATAACATTACAAATCCCCCAACTTAGATTCTATTTCTATAACTAAATTGTGCATAATACTACTTAACCAACCATGAG